TGAGAATGTGTCGAAGATGCTTGGGCATACAAATATCACCCAGACGCAGCGATATGCGAAGGTGCTTGCTCAGGATGTCAGAGCGGATTTGCATGCCGCTGGGGAGAAGATAATAAACCACACAGGGAAACCGTGTGGAACTGTATAACTTAATAAAATAAAACTATATGAAAAAGATTTTGATTGTGCTTGCTGTAATATGCGGCCTTGTGAGTTGTGAGAAGGTGGATGTTAGTGACCTTGTTGGGGATGGTGATGATGTCACCTCCGAAATCGGCGGTAAAGAGAATGCGAAGACTAAGAAGTTCACCTTTACTATGAAGGGTGATTTTTCTGACCAATGGAAGGCTGTCACTCGTGGGTATTTGTCTGCCGATGGCAAGGACCTCACCGATGTATGGGTGCTTGACTATATGGGTGGTGAATTGGTGCAGCAGGTACACCAGGCGGACAATACGGCTGCTGATTTTGGCAAGCCTGTGATGCAGTTGGCGTATGGTGAGCATCATGTCTATTTTGTTGCTTCGCGTGGGACGGGGGCCACACTCGATACTAATGCGGGTACTATCACCTTTAGTCGTGTGCTTGATACATTCTACAAGGATTATGAGGTGAATGTTGCGAGCACGTCGAATGGTAATAGGGCTGTTACTCTTGATCGTATGGCCACGAAGTTACGCCTGACGTTTACGGATTTTCTTCCTGCTGATGCTGCTGTTGTAAAGGTTTCTCCGCACACATGGTATTATGGTCTGAATTATAAGACAGGTGCGCCTTGTGGGGCTCAGACTGACCCTGTGACAAGTATTGCTATTCCTGAGTCACAGCGTGGTAAGACTGGCGTGCAGGTGTCGCTATTCGGATTTTCTCCTTCTGCTGAATGGACTACAGATATAACTATCAGCAGCGAAAAGGAAGATCACACGGTGCTGGGTAGTGCTACCCTCACGGCTGCTCCGTTCAAGTCTAACAGAATGAGCGATTATTCAGGACCTCTGTTTGGGAGTGGTGGTACAATGACGCTATCGCTTGACAGCGAGTGGGACCCTTACTATGAAGGGACTTGGTGATGATGGGATCGTGACCGAGAACGGTCATGATGAACGGCCACGATGACAACAATAAAACAAAGCAGCAAGGTTCAAGCCTTGCTGCTTTTATTGTTTCGAGCATTTTCTTCGCGCATAAGCTGGCGCAATCGCTCTACCTCTTTATCGTCTATTATTGGTTCACATTCATCTTCGTCTTCGTCGTCATCTTCGTCGTTAAACAGCATTGGGAACATGTCTTGTACTGTTTTGCCTTTCGCATCGCGCATTACGTGGATGCTCGCATATACTACCTCGGCAAGGAGTTGGTGTTTCAGCGTATCTCTGCGGCGATAGCCTCTGATAATACGTCGGACGTGCCAGAATTGCAGGTCATACAGGAAAGTGTTATGAGCTATACCTATCTCGCCAACGAGCAGCTCATAGATGTCGCTGGCGGTTTTTAGTTTTTTCCCTTCTGTCCTTTCTTCTCTTCCTTGGGCTCACCTTCGGGTACCTTATAGAAGGTGTTGCGAAGGTTGACGATAGTTATGACGGCCTTCATAAGTTCATCGGGTGCTGTGTCGTAGATAAGAGTTTTCTCGTTGATAGGATATTGTTTATGGCCGATGCTGTCATAATAAGATATTACCGATGCAAGCACGAGCCTTATGCTCTTGTCAGTGTCAGGGTCTTTTTTCTCCTGTATGCAGGCGAATGCCTTCTTGAAATAATCGGCTATTTCTTCATCCGCCAGATTACGGTAATTTATTTCGGTGGCAAAGCAGTAACCAAGTGTTACCTCTATGCCTGCGATTTTAATTGTCTCTTTAATCATAGTTCCTTGTTTTTTAAAGGCTTAGTGGCAGGACCACTAAGCACTGTTATTCTTCTTGATATTGTTCCAATTCTCCTGTACCGGTGAAACGTGCAGTGGCCGTTGCCACGTCTTCATTCTGAGACGTTATCTGTAAGTCGCTGAGAATAGCGAAACCAGTCATCTGTATAGCGTCTGCCACAGCGTCGCGGTTCTGTTCACCACTTGCTCCAGCGGTGCGAGTGAATCGAAGTTGATAGACGTTGCCAACTTGTAATTGGTCGATGTTCTTTGCTCCTGGGCGATACTCTTCATCATCGTCGCTGATGACGAGAGCATCCACTTGCACGTCCCAATTAAGACCGACAGGAGATTGTTCTATCCATTCGCCTTCAGTGTCCTTTGTTGTGTCTTCTTCAACTTGCATCGCACAATGCAGGACGCAGTTGGTACTCGCAGCAATACACTGAAGGTCTTCAGTATCGGTACCGAGCATTACACGAAGGTTTTCTCCTTTAACTTTTGCCATGATGTTTCTGTTTTTGTCTTGATAAAAAACCCCGCCGCTGAGCTATGCGGCGGCGAGGCAAAGTAAAGTTAAGTTAAGAGTGAGAGTGTTAAGCCTTTACCAGAGGTCCTGTACCCGTAAATTGGGCACTGACTGTGGCATTTTGTCTGTTGGCAGCCTGAATTGAAACATCGTTCAGCCATGCCCAGCCTGACATCTTGATGACGCTGTTCTGAGCAACGCGGTTGTTTGTACCAGCTGTCTGGTCGAAGACGAGGTGTACCTTGGTCTTGTTTATCATGATAGATAGCAAGTCCTGTGGCAGTTCGCCGTTGGTGCCGTTATCCTCGAGGGTAACCAGAGACTCTGTTTGGGCATCCCATGACAGTCCTGTGATTTCCTGCTCTGCCCAATCGCCTTCGCTGTCTTTTGTGGAACTGGATTCCAGCTGAGTTGCAATGTGGAAAGTACAGCTTGTAGCCATCGCAATGCACTTCTCGCCACCGCTGGCGGTGCCTACCATCACACGAAGGTTTTGACCTTTAATTGTTCCCATAGTGTTATTTGATTTAATGGTTGTTTTTAAAATTGTTATTGTTCCTGATTTTCCACCTTACACATATATGTCACCGTCTCATGATAGCAGGGCTTCATCCAATCCCAGCCTATGCCTGTGCTCTGCACACTGTCAAGGCATGGAATTTCTTCGTCCTCTGCTGCCATGCCTGCAATGTATTGAGCGATTGCGTGTCTCACCATTTTTACAATTCGCTTTATCTCTTTCGGTGAGTCTGCATCCACCTCTACACTCGCGGTTACGGTATCCTCTTCTCCTTCCCATACGTCGTCCTTAGTACCTGGGACATTCTGCCAGCCGTCATCTGTTACGATGATGCAAGGCAGAGGTGTATTATCCTTTTCTTCAGGACTAACCTCGAAGCTGGTAGAGACAATGCGATTGCCTACCGCCTCCATGAGCTCTGCATTGGCCTTCAGTGCGTCGTATAGAATTTCGTCGAGTTCTTTCATTTACGTGTTGGTTTTAGAAAAAAACCGGCGGAGATGCTAACCTGTTGCTGTTGCATCGGCGACCTCCGCCGGCAAGGAACTATCCTTTATGAGAGAGTGAGAGTGATTCGCTTAGTTAGACTTAGCGTAAACTACGAATGCGTCAGCACCATCCTTGAGGACTGTCATAGAGAAGTCCGCATTGATAGTTGTGATGACCTCGTCTGTAGAGCTTGCTACAGCAGAGCTTGCATCAACTGACAGGCGAATGCTGCCGTGCTGCATTGTAGGCAGGAACGCAAAGTTACCCAAGCCGATGTTGTGACCAGAGAGAGCACCCTTCTGAGTTGAACGGTTGATGGCGTTGTTCTCAATAACAGGGATGCCGAGCAACTTGTTGTCGTCGCCGATAAGCATAATACCAGAGCCCTGGTCTTTTGGTGTAACCTTGAGAGTCCAGAAGTCCTCAGAACCCATGACGAACACGAGGTTCTTCAACTTCAGATTGCGCTTAGCAATCTTGCTGATCATCTCAGCAGCAGTATCCTTTGTGAATCTGGTGTATGTGCCAGTCTGCTTACCTGGTACATAACCCTCCTGACCATAAGTGCCACTTTCTGCATCCTGAGCGAAGCCGCCGTAGAATGTAGATGTTGCCTTGGCGGTAGAAGCAGCAGCCCAGTTAATCTTGTCGCGGATAGCATCAGCTACGTGGCGAACAATGTAAGACTGGAGGTCAAAGTCGCTGTTCTCAAGAGCCTGGTTGCTGATGCGAACGCGGAGAGTCAGACGCTGCTGAACAGGTGTCTGTTTGTCGAGGTTGATGACGCGCTCGGTTGTTGCTTCCAACTCGTTAGCGAATACAGCCTCTACGCCACCTGCAAATGCCCACTGAATCTTGTTGCCTACAACACCTGTTGTCATAGGAACACCAGCAGTCAGCAGAATGTCACCATCCTTACGGTCTGTGTCGATGAGGTCAACGACGGTGATACCCTGAACGAAGCCCTCTGTGCCTGCATAGCCACCACTTACGGCCCCGTAAGACATAGACTCACGGGTCATAGGGATAGCAAACTTAGCACCTGGCTTAGCCTCGCGCAAGAACTCACGGAGTTCCTGATTAAGGTTTACCTTTGGTGCGCCAGCAGCGGCAGCTGCCTGCTTCTCCTGAATAGCCATAGAGATTTCACGGGTAAGGTTTTCATACTCGATGGCGAGTTTAGCCTTGTTGGCCTTCTCTTCATCATTAAGTTCACGTGTCTGGAGATTTGAGTTAAGTTCTCCAAGTGCGCTAACGACCTCGCGCTTGCGAGCCATCAGCTGGTCAAGTGTCTTTTTTTCCATGCTTAAAAACGTTTTTAAAGACGGTTAATAATTATTGTTAATAAAATGTATGCCTTAGCAGTTCTCCCGCTCCATAGCATCTAACTCCTGTTCGAGTTCCCATTGACGTGCTGCACTGATTTCACGTTCACGCTGCAAGGCTTTTTCCTTTGCCTTTTGCTCACGCTTCTGTTCTTCCTCGCGCTGCTTAGCCTCTTCTGCTTCCTGAGCCTCACGCTTTGCGGTAGGTGTCTCGTTCCACATCTCACGGGCATTGACTGATGTCTGGCTGTATGCAGGGTCCATAGCCAATGTGAAGGCAGTTATCTTCTTGAATCTCTTGTGAGTGATGCGGATTTCCTTATCGGCACCGCGCTCCTCCACTTCATAATCCTCTGGGATAAACTCGAATGAGCAACCCGTGTAAACTCCTGCACGTACCATTTCAAGGGCTCTGTCGCCAATGTCACATTTTGGCACGTCAACCTCGAAGTTTACACCCTTACCATCAACTGATATACGCATATTGCCCTTACCCATACGACAGCGTGCAATAGTGTCCTGGCGGTCGTGCAGCAGGTTAAGTTTAATGTCCTGCGTATTCAGGAATGCCATCTGAGCAGCCTCTGGCTTTATGACCTCACGGAACTCTACGCCGAAGTCATCAAGCACGTTGCTCTCAGCGTTGAAGACGATTGCCGTGCCTGTGATGGTGCGGCTCTCACCTTCTTGTCCCTCAACTTCGCGGATGGCGATGTCGAGCCCACAAGTTCTGATTTCTCGTTTCTTGTCTTCCATTCTTTTTAACTATTTAATTGTTCTATCTACTTATCGGGCAAAATGCGGTCTGAGGGTTACTTTGCTTTTGCAGCGGTTTTCTTAGGTGCAGCCTTCGCAGACGTAGGCAGTGGTATTACCTCGTAACCGTCAGGATTGGGCACTGTGATTTCCTGATAGGTCTTGCCCGTTGCTTTTGATTTAATCAGGAATCCTTTCTCTGCTACAAGCTGAGTATATCCCCAGCGAGCGGTTTTCTTTTCAACGTGTTCCATAAAGTTTATCTTTTTAATTATATCTTCATCCTGGCACTTGCCGCCGCTCCAAAGGTCCTGGTGAGCGGTAAGCCATTCATGATAATTCATTTTGTTGCGCCATGATCCGCTGCCGTAATGGTAGATGTAGCCGTTTATCTTTTGCTCGCGCCACGGTAGGTCACTCTTTTGCAGGTCTTCCAATAGCGATGCGCCTGTGTCATACCAGTTGCGTTTGTCGTCCATGTCGTCGCTGAATAGTCCGTAGCTGCGTTCTGGGTCGTGATAGTGTATGCCTGCTTTGCGTAACATCGGAGCATTGATCCAACACAATAGCGGCAATAGTCGCGGTATGTGTCGAGATGTTTGATAACTCATTTCCCCGATTGCAGCCAGGGTTGTGTCAAACATTCTGTCTATATTCTCACGCACCAGGATGTCGGAGTCGCAAAGTACAAAACCATTCTTCTCGTGTTGCAGCAGCCACTCCACGCTCATCATGTGTTTCGCGCTGCCATAGTTGCACCCCATCGGACAGGCTATTCGCGGATTGCGCTTGGGGTATTTCTTCAGCTCTGCATCGAAGTCCACACACTGCCCCTGTGTGTTGTCTATTATTTTCACACCGCCGCCGTCGTAGGGCTTTTCGTCAGAGTTGTCGAAGATAATCACACGATAGTCCTTACCACCATGACGGCGGATGCTTTCAACAGCGGCCTTTGTCAGTTCCGGAGTGTTGTAATGGACTATTGCGATTTGCTTCATTTTTTTTGTCGTTAAAAACCTTTATACTAATCATGTTGCCAGTTCGATTACTAATCGGGTTATTCTTCATTCTTTGGCGGCTCTACCGGTGTAGGTTGTGCGCCTGATAATTTTGCGCTGCCAAGTTCTGCCAGGTTGGTACTGATATATGGAGTGTCACCCTTGTCGATGGCAGGCATATCGTACTGCCTGCGCAATTCGTTGACGGTGGCGGTGCCTGCTTCCAGTCGCATCTTGTCAACCTTAGCCTGTGCTTCCTTGTCGAGCCTGAGCAATGGCTGTTCACACATGTGGATGCGGTAGCGGCCAAAGTCATACACATTGAGTAGTTTTCGCGTAAACTCTTGCTCTATCTCCAATACGTCAGGCTGTATGGTTCGCGTCATATACTCCAGCGTCGCGTTGGTTGGCGTAGTGTAATGGCTGTTACTATCCATCATCAGCAATGGTCTCGGTGTACCGAAAAATCTTGCTACGTCATCGAGGGAAATATTCAGTGTCTCTATGAGCTGTTGGTCTTGTGCACTCATAGATATGTTCTGAATATGTTGGAGGCCCCTGATACCTATTACATCCTGCTGATATATGCGCTCGTTGATTTCCTGGGCATACCTATCCACCTCGCCCTTGTTCAGCAGTCCATAGGCCAAGGTTCCCTGGCCCTGCGAAGGTTGCTCCTCACCTACGATGAGTTTCATTCTACCTCCCTTCGCAGCCGTTTCAAGGCTTTGCGCTTTAGTGGTAGCAATGAGACTCAGGGTATCAAGGGCATAGCGAATAGTAGGAATACCCATGTAACCATCCTGATCGCGGAAAGTGTTTGGCACGTGTATTACATCCTCAGCAGGAACGGCAGCAAGATTTACCACGCCATACTCCCCTGTATACGTCAGGTTATAGGTGTGTGTTACCTGATTGTAACCGCCGCACGTTGCGAGCCACAGATGAAGGACTTCT